GCATTAGTAATTGCATCTGCTGCAATTTTAGCAGTTGTAACATTGCTATCAGATATTTTAGCAGTAGTAACATTTGCATCTGCTATTTTTGCTGTAGTAACTGAACTATCTGCAAGTTTTACTGTAGCTATAGAGCCTGTTGCTAAAGCTGTTATAACATCTGCAGAAGATAATGTTACTGCTCCTGTTCTAGAATTAAATGAAGCTACTCCTGTAGCATCTGTTGCCCAAGAAGTTGTAGTACCATCTGTTGTTAATACCTTTCCAGAATTGCCTGATTGACTAGGTAATAAACTATCTCCAGTTATAGTCCAAGCTCTATTAGTTGAAAGGTCATAAGCTGTTCCATTAATTGTTAGTGTTCGTGTATTAGGTACTGGTGTATACCCTAATGCTGTTATAATATTTGCTGATGTAAAAGTAAGAGCAGCTTGTTCCCAAGCTGAACCATTCCAAACATATAACTCATTAGATGAGGAGTTAAAATATAATGCTCCTGTTAATAAACTATTACCATCATTATCTACACTAGGAGCTGAGCTTTTAGGTCCTAAATATCTATCATCAAAAGAATCATAACTTGCTTCTGCTAATGTTGCTGAATTAGCTGCTGCTACAGCAGATGCCGCAGCTTCGGCTGCTTTTTCAGTAGCTACTGTAGCTTCACTACTAGCATCTGTAGTTGCATCTCCTGAACCACCTGGACCTCTATATATTGCCATTAAAATCTCCCTTTAATATTTCTATACTCAGTATAATAGTGAGCATAGAAATATTCCCTCCGAAGAGGGAATAAAGTTTATTACGCAGGTACGACTAATGCAAACGCAGAATCATCACGTAATTCTTTAACACCATAAATTGTATCTGATGTGTAAAGAGTACTTAATCTATCTTGTTTGTATTGTGTCTGAGACCTAACACCCATTTGCTCTACTAAGACTGCTGCATCTTTATGACCCATTAGACATACACGGGCTGCACCAGAACCTGAAGTTGTATCAGCATTAGAAGAAACAAATACTGGCATACCATAAAGGTTACCAATTTGTCCATTTCTAATTGTATTAGCAGATGCAGATTCACCAACAAAGTCCATAGCTGTATAACGGTCTAGACCCATTAATGTATTTCTAGCTGATGGAGGAATCAAAAAGAATCGTCCTTCAGTTGGAACATCATTATCATCTAGTCGTTGAATAGTTCTACGGATAGCAGCATCAGTAAGAGCTGCCTCATTATTAGAGCCTGCAACATACAGAGTAGTACCATTTGAACCAAGGTAACCTTTAGTGTATGCTGCCGTAGCTGCACCACCATTGAAAGTTCTACCTAATTGGACTAAATCTGTATCTACTTGTTTTGCTAAAGCATAACCAGCATCTTCTGTATAAAATCTACGTAATGAAGAAAGAGCTTGTACTTCTACAATATCTTCAATAAAACGAGAATACTCGTAATGCTTGTCAATAGGTACTTGAATTTCTGTTTCTGTAGCTGCAATCAAAGTTACTGCAGTTGATGCTGCTTTAACAGAAGCAGAGCCTCTAGTAGGTTTAGGGATGTGAATTACATCTCCTTTTTTGCCTTTAAAAGACATTTTTTTAAACACGTTTGCTGCTACTAAGTTCTTTTTATATGCCGCTATAACCTCATCACTCCAAATTTCAGGGATGAAGGTAGCGCCAGTAGTCGTAGTAACGGCTGGGGTTGGATAAGCCATTTTTAATTACCTCTCTATAAGTTTATTTAAATAACTCGCCCTTCTTGATATGCCAACATTATCTCATCAGATAAAGCGTCATATTTGTCTGGGTCTGTTTGCATAAGTTTAATAATATCGCTTCTACGATACTTCTTTTTAGAAACAGGTTCGTTACTTCCTTTACTTCCAACACTAGCTGCTTTCAATTGATTATCTTTATCTATCTTACTGCCTTCATTCACCTTAGCTATCCTTTCTTGTTTTTCAGTCCAGTTACCAAGTAGCTCTTTAGCAGCATCATAATCAAAATGTACTTCAGCTCTGTCGTATAGTTCAGAGCGAACTTTAGAACTTTTAATCCATTCAGCAAAATTAGGGTCTTGAACAGTACTCTGTAAATCAGGATACTCAGCATTAAGCCTTGTCAATGTTGCAGTACGCTTCATATCTAAAGCTGCTTGTTTTGCTTCCTTAATTGCAGGGTGGTTATCAACTTCTCTTTTTACATTCTTTGCTGGATTATCATAAAAATCCTCTGGTGTTACTTCTGCTTCTGCAGTCTGTGATTCTTTCAATGTTTGTGTAGATATAAAATCATCAACTACCTTCCTAAGTTCTCCTACTTCAGAGCCTTGTTTACCAATAAGTTTTTCAGCTTGTTGGTGCATTTCTGCAATCTCTTTAGCAGATTTACCTTTATACTTTTCAGGTAATTCCTCCTCAACACTTTCTTTTTTTACAACAGGTTCTTTAACAGGTTTAAGTTCTTTTTCAAGAGTTGTTTCAACTGCATCTTCATCTATTGCTCTATCTGGTGCTGGGATTTCTAATTCTTCTTCTACTTCATCTATTATATCAGCCATATTATATCTCCTGTGCTATTAGCATTATAGGGAGACAACTAAGGAGACTAACCCTTACTTGCCTTCTTTTCTTTTTGGCGTACATCTTGCCAATGTTTTTTCTCCCAAGCTAAATGAGCCTTGGGGAAATCTCCAGACCATCCTTCTAGTTTGATTGTTGGAGTGCTTATAAGTTTATAAGCCTTCCTATCACACGTAGGACAGTCTATCTCTTTAGTGTATTCAACCATGGCTTCAAATACTCCACAGTTTTTACACTCAAAATCATATAGTATCTTCATTTTGTAACTCTTTATAGGTTTCTTCTGAGACTTGTTTTAAAGTCAGTATCCAATTAATAATATCTAATTGTCCTTTTCTTTTATGAAGTGTTTCAGAATCAGATATAGTTTCAACTTTATTATATTGTAACTGTAACTTTTCTACATCTTCTATTAAGTCTTTCCAACCTGTAGTTACCATCATACTAAATCTATCTTCATAATACTTTTCTAAATCTTTATCTATCATATTATTATTATACCACAGTTTAAGTTAAAAGTCAAGCAGATTTCTTAGCCATTTGCATTTTAACTATTTCTTTATTATCTTTCATGTCTTCTTCTTTAGCTTTTAGTTCAGCTTGTTTTAACATTAACTTAGCTGTTTCTACTCTACGTTTAAATTCACTTTCTTGCTCATCAGCTTCACTTGGTAAATTTGTAGCTAAAGCTGTCATTAGTTTAGCTTGTATTTCTTGTGGTTTCATTTGAGCATCTACCATTTGTTTTTGAGCTTGTGCCATATTTTCTTGTGCTTCTGACTTATTAAGTTCAATAGTTGATTGAGCTGTCATCATAGCCATTTGTTGTTGACCTTGCATAACCTTTTGTTGTGCCTGTTGAGCTTTTATTAATGACTCTTGTATTTCTACTTTATTTTCTAAACTAGAGTTTTTAACAATACCTTGTAATATTAAAGGAACTACAGGACTAGTAGGTCCTAATGTTTTAAGTAAGTTTATAAACTGAACTTGTTCTACTTCTTTAGCTAAATTACCTAATGAAGAGTTAGCAACAAATTTATAATCTGCTACTGGGAAGTGTTCTGGGTCAAACTGCATAAACCTATGTGCTACTTTTGTAATAAAAGGAACTAAAAAGTTATCTTGGAAATTAACTAATGTTCGTTTATTCTTTTTAAGAATAGTAGCTAAAGTTACTGATAGCTCTCCACCTGTAGGTTGTTTTATATCACTTTGCGTATCTAATGTATTAGTAGCTTGTAATAACATACGTTGGAACTCTTGAGCTGTTTGTAAATTAGACGCATCTGTTGTACCAAATTTAAATGGCATTAATACTTCATTTGGTGAACCATTAGTTAATAATGTTTTACCAGGTCTTACTTCAAACTTAGCACCTCTAGGAAGTCTTGTAGCATCCATACCCATCATAGGTGCAGTAGTTAATGCTAAAGAATCTAAATGAGCTCTTAATTGAGCATCAATAGCTTTTTGCATATTAAAACCTTTTTCTGCTATTCCTCTACCCCAGAATCTTTTAGGTACTGTATCATCTTGATATGCTACTATAGGTCTATCTTCCATCATATAAGGAGAACGCTCTGCTTTAAGTAAAACATTGTCATTACCTATAACAACTATAGCTTCTACTAAATTTCCATACTCAGCTAAGACATCTGTACCACCTTCTATATAATCTACTACACCATCTTCAGGATTATCTATTAATTTTTCTGGTACTAAACCATAGTATCTTACAATTTTAATTTTATCATGGTCATACTCTTCATCTATCCAAGACTCTTCTAAGTCTAGCTCTCCAGCAGCATTACCTCCTAAGTCTGCCTTAAGGTATACTCCATTTTCCATATTCTCTGCTATTCTATGTGAAGATACAAATTCTTCTACAGCTACTCCCATAGCATCCTGTATAGAATCTGTATTAGGGTCTATAAGAAAGTTTTGTGGACTAATTGGATTAAGTGTTATATTAACTTTTTCTTTTTCTATTGTTCCTACAGCTATTGATTCTACATCAGGCATAACATCTGTTGCTGGCAGTAATTCTTTTTTCTTTTTAATTACTATCTCACCAATACCTGTTCCATATAATGAAGCCATTAGAATTACATCTCCTACTGCTTTGCGTAATCCATTCTCTTTAAAACATTGTTTCATATAGTTTTGAAGATATTGTACATCAGCAGCTTTAGTATCTGCTAAGTCATCATCAATACTAAATAAATCATCTCCATTACCAAAGACACCTTCTTCTATTTCTGATGCATGATTTTCAATAGCTTCTTGTAATGCTGGAGAAACTATACGACTTCTTTCAGACTCTCTCATTTTATCTTGAGCTGCCCATTCACCTCGCCAGAGTCTTTCGTATTCTTTCCAGTATTCTAGATAATTAGTATCTCTATTATCACGCCATTCTGTTAAATGTCCTTGTATCCAAGTAACTAGTGTTGATGGTGCTCTATATTCTGCCATTTGTTTTCCTCTGTTAATATCCTGAAACCATGTCTAATGCTTCATAGTCCTCGTCTACTTCTTCAAACTCTATATCTGCTACTTGTATCTGGTCTATATATGCTAATGCATCTACCAAGTCATCATGGAGCTGACTGTTTGGAAAGTTAACCAACTGGTCCACAAAGTGATTATTCCAAGAAGCCCTATTAAGAGTAACCTTTCCATGCTCAAATCTTCCTTGTAAAGCCCATACAATTCTTTCTGTTTTTTTCTGGTTTCCATGTGTACAATCCTCTATTCTAAAAAACATTCCTCGTTTTTGCATTAAGTCTTGTAAATAAGGAAGAGCTGCATTTTTTAAACTTCCTTTTTCTATACCTATCTTTGTTGGTTCGTACTCTTCTACAGCATTAAATATTTGTTCACAGGTTTCTTTAATATCCCATCTACCATGTTTTATATCAGCTACCCACCAACCACCTTCATGTACTTTTACAATAGCTATAGCCGTTTCATCTAGTTTTTTATTTTTATTTGCTGCTTCTTTATCTACTTTTATAAATCCTGCTAAATCGACTGTTATAAAATAATTACCATCTTCTGGTTCT